ATCTGCATACGACCAAGTAACAGGCGGTGATAACCCACTTACCTTGGAAGATTTAAAGAACACAACACCCGAGGGGGCAAATAAGAAATTTACAGGAACACAGCTTGTAAAGCTTTGGGACAAGAAAAAGAAGAGGGTAAAACAACTAGCAGATCGTGCATCTGCCGTAGGAGAGGCAGCACGGTTAGCGGATAAGAGAGTTGCTGCTGATACCCAAGATGCTATATACGATGATCAAAAAATCGAAGAAATTACAAACGGTCTCGTGTTTAAGCGTTTTATTGAGAGGGTCCAGAAGAGCAGAGAAGCAGCAACTGCCGCCGCAAAAACTGACGTAGATAAGGGATTAGAGGCGGATGCTTCCATTGTTGGTTCAAACGAGCTATCGGCAGACAGATTAGACGAGGGAATAGGTACATCCGTAGAAGATGACGCTATAGATGCTGCGGAAGAGGCAGCGGCCCAAGATATAAAACGCGAAGGCGATAAACCCGCTCTCACGGAAGAAGTGCTACAACAGAATTTTAAAGAATATGTTTACCGTACATTTGATCCTGGTCTTGCTGGTCTTGCTAACCGAGCATTCGTCGTAGGAGGCACGAGATCGGGCGGAGATACCCGCTTAACGGGTAAAGCTTTAAAAGCACTATCTGGAGCCGCAGAAGATTTTTATAACGAAGTCATTAAAATAGCCGAGGCGATGCTACCGGCGAAAGTTGCCTATTCAATTGCTCCCGAAACGGTAACTACACCAACAAGCCCTGAAGTAATGAGTGCCATACTGTCCACGCGAATGGGGCGGGATATTAACGATACTGTTACGATTGCCAGAAACCCTCAAGAACTTGGCCTAACTCAATTAGAACCTACTGCAAAAGGCGTTATTTTAGATAAACGGGTATACCTATTCACCGATAACATAGAAGCAGGTAATGAATTAGGTGTGTTTCTGCATGAAGTAGGCTCCCATGTGGGGATGAAAGCTTATGTGGGAAAAGGTAGCTACAATCGATTAATCAATACCATTAAACGGTTTGCTAGTAAAACAGACGGAAGTTTTGAAAGTCGTCTTGCTAAACGAGCTATGGACAGGCTTAAATTAGCAGAAGATGTATTAGATAAAAGCGTATTACCTAATGATGAACTACTAGCTTACTTTATTGAAGAAGCCGTCGATGCGGGAGTTGATCCTGTAGAAGNTNGGAAAGAGAAATCTCCGGTAGGGAATTTCTTTAGGTCAATAATGGCAGCTTTTAAGGCGGCGTGGCGTAAGCTTTTTCAGTACCCCTACAACAACCCAACGGCACAAGAAGTGGTAGACATGGCGTATGGGGCTGCTGGCTTAGTAGTCCGTAACCCAACGGCTATGCTAAGTAATATAGATAAGCAATTACTATATTCTATCGCTACTACTGCGGGTAATGAATATGTAGAGACCCAATCTAGAGTCAATGTAAACACACAAGATCGTGATTTTTTTGCCGCAATTAATGATATAGGTCTAAAAGGGCTAGGAAAAACAACGTTAGAAAGGGCTACAAACTATAAAAAACAGGTCTATAACTTTATGGGGTTACTTCAACTTGCTGATCAGGTGTCTAAGAAATACCCGGAGCTTGCGGGAGTTATACGCAAAATTGAAACTATTGTTAACACGCGGAAACAGATAATAGATGATAAACGTAGGGAAGTAGAAGATTTCTCCCTCTACCTAGATACAGTACTAAATAGTGAAGAGTACAAACCTTACAGAGAGGCTTTCGAGGATATTGTTCACGACTCAACTATTGACGAAATAGACCTACGAAACAATACAGACCGAACCGATCCAAACAGAGTAGTTCGTGGTACTGATTTATATGCACAGTTTGAAAAATTACCTGCCCCTCTGCAAGAGGTCTATATTCGGCTAGCAAATAAATATGAAAATTTTGCCACAGAATATATAGCAACTTTAGAAAAGTTCCTAGACGATGCAGGTATAGCTGACGCGCATAAAAATATGCTTAATCTCTTAAAGGGACAGATAACTCCATATTTCCCGCTACTTAGGCATAACGGAAATTATTGGCTAGACTTTAGAGTAACCAATCTAAGGGATGCGTCTGGTGCGCTCATTATGGACGACACCGGAGCAGCCTTTGTCAAACGTGTAACTCTATCGTATGAATCCCCCGAACAACGGCTTGCTGCGAAACAAATACTCGAAAAAGATCCTGATGTAATCAAAGACAGCATACTTACTTACGCCCGTCCCAACGATGCTTCAATAAGTAGTGAAGTACCTAATCCAGATATAGAAAAACTTTTGAGCGCACTAACTGGGGATGCGAATTTACCGGCCTCAACTAAAAAATTAATAGTCGATAACTATCTTAATATGTTTCCTGATTCTTCTCTAAAGAAACAGTTTAAAAAACGTAAAAAGATAGCGGGGTTTAGAAAAGATTCAGTACGTAATTTTGCGCAGATAGGCCATCAGATGGCAAATCAGCTAGCTTCAATGCAGCAATCAAAAGAACTACGTGATGCTTATGCGGCCCTTGACGAAATTCAAAGAACATCTGCCGAACCCGAAGGCTACATAAGGAGCGACGATGATTCGGGGGCAACTAAAGCTGAATCTAACGTTGCCCAAATTATACAAAGCGTAAAAGATAGAAGGGAGTTTTTAGAAAACCCGCAACCTAAGTCATGGGCTGCAACGCTTTCATGGGGAAGCTATGTGTGGTACATCCTGGGCAACCTATCTTCTGCATTTGTAAACTTATCACAGGTAGCGATTGGGTATTTTTATATGGTTGGGCGATATGGTTTGGTAGATACCCATAAAGCTTTTATGAACGCAACGAAAATGTACGTGAACGGGGGNCGGGATAACAATACTAAATTTAAAATACCGAAAGCACTTGGTTTCCTAGCTGGTTTTNATACATCGCTTGCAGATAAAACTTTTGGGGCGAATAAAAATTTATCCCCTGAGTATAGAGCGTTGTACGACGCTGGACTCGCTCGCGGCGCTGTCCGAAGGACTACAGGTCAAGAATTAATCGATATGCAAAAAGGCCGAACCGGAAAGCTTTCTCAGCGGGTTCACAAATACACTTATGCATTAAGTTGGTATTTCCAAAATACTGAGCGGGCCAACCGGGAAATTGCTTTGATTGCGGCTTACGATTTAGCTAGAAAAAAAGGAACGGCAGAAATAAGAGCGGGGAGTAGTGAGTACGGGGCCGAAAAGGGAGCTACAGATAAAAAATCGGCTATTAACTTTGCAGTTGATTTTGTAGACACCATAAACGGCGCTGCGATTGCAGAAACTGGGCCTACACATTTCCAAGATGGTGTTGGGAAAGTAATGGGTACTTTTAAACGATTTGCTTTTTCACAAGTTTATCTGCAATACCGCCTAGCAAGAGATGCCGTGTCCCACGTAGATCCTAAAGAACGAGGTATCGCGTTTAAACAAATTGCGGCGATCATGATACCGGCTTATACACTAGCGGGTATGAAAGGTTTACCTTTTTATGGCGCAGTGGATGCAGTTGTAAGTATGGCGATGAGTGACTTCTTATTGGGAGATGAGGACGAACCGTGGGAGTTTGATACTTCCCTTAACGCTAAAATGGGGGATTTTGCCTTTTTTGGATTATTCAATGCGGTATTGGGAACTGATCTAGCAAGTCGGACAGGTTTTGGGAATATGTTATTTCCTTATGATAACCCCTATAAACGAGAACAGTTAGAGTGGTTGTATTACCCAGTAGCTTTTGCGGGGCCAGCAGCAGGGATTGCAGGGAGTATATATGATNGTATGGAGCTGTTTTCTGAAGGGAAAGTTATACGGGCGTTCGAAAAAATCACCCCATCCTTCGTGAGCAACCCTATAGAATCACTTAGGTATAGTGCTCTTGGTGACGATGGCGTACTAACTCGGGATGGTATGACTCCTATAATGGCCCCAGTGCCTGTGGGGTCTATAGTAGCGAATATGTTTGGTCTAAGACCTAAAGAAGTAACTGCGCGATATAGAGCAAATTCATCTGCAAAACAATACCAAAGAGCAGTATTGGAACGTCGTGACGGTTTATTAAATAAACTGTTTGGCGCTAAAGTAACCGGAGACTATAAAGAAGAAGGAAAGGTGCGGAAAGAAATAGCTAAATTTAATAACAGCCGCTTTGGACGCTTCATGCCTATAAACGCTTCTAGCGAAATAAAAAGCTTCAAAGCAAAACTTAAACGTAGTGAAGAATATATTAATGGGCTATACATAAATAAGAAACTACGAGATCCTATATTAGAAGACGTAGGGATAGAACTAAGTTGAAAGCTGCACCCCGTATACTATTTCTTACCAGTTCCACACACAATAAAGACGCCCACTACTCATTTTTTAATCTCCATACTCTAACCCCTCTCACTTTATTTTCTGTTACCACTTTCATACGGATTTTAAATTTCTGGTGTTTACAGGCTATCCGTAAAACTCTTTTTGCTTCTTTAGTATTGAGACATGGGATAAAGAAACTACTGCTGGGTTTAAATTTATCCCATTGAATATCAAACTCTATCCCGTGTATCTGGATCATCAACTTCCCGTCCTAAATTTTGCATAAATTCTGTGTCTATTAAGTCGGTTCCTTCCAGTTTAAAAACATGTGTTTCAACAGGAGGACTATCGATAGAGGTTCCTTTTGCTAACCGTTTCCGTACCGTACCTTGATGAATACCCTTCTCCTTTAAATCTCGAACTAAATCTTTAAAGATAATTTGTTCTCTGGCGCAATAGTTTCTAATGGCTTTACTAAATACAAACAAAGTTTCTGTATCTGGCTCAAGTCGGGTTGTTAATTCATATCTTGGTTCTACGATAGGAAGAGGGGTTATAGAATTTCTAGCGTCATACGCCCCATTAACCACCAGAATATGCCCACGATTCACATTTAAAAATCCCCCTAATACACTTACAAAATCTATCTCAGGTTCTATGATCTGTTGTCGTAGAGTATCTACAAGTTCGTTACTCGCCCAATTCAATACTCTAGGAATATCCAAATTAATCAATCGTAAATGGTTGGCTATCTGCGCCCCCGCAATATTGCAGGATATAACAGCCGACCAGAATCGTTCCCGAGAGTTTAAATTAGCTTTAGCATCAAGATGTTCCTGAATACCTTGCGCTAAATCAACAGCTTTAGTTAAATTTTTAACCAGATATTCAATGTAAATCGGCCCTGCCAAACCATAGTTACTTAATAAAGTCCCTTCAAACAATTTATAGGCATCTGACTTACTGATATTATCAGTACGGTCAACACGGTATTCCAGTAACCGCATGATCTCCCCATCGGCAAACTGTTTAATCAAAGATAGTTTTTCCGCCATAGACGCATTAGAACTTGCAAGCGCAATCAGACTCCAGTTGGTATCATTCTTACGCTCCATGTTACTTTGAGATTGCATCCGTCCAGGGCCGGAACCTTGAGATACGTTATATAACAAAGTAGAAACTGAATCAGGGTGCATGTTAGTTATTTCATCTACCGTGTATGGTAAGTTATTCATAACCCCTAATCGGTGCATCTTATGAGCAAACGTATCCGTTTCTTGTGCTAGTAATTTATCAGGATGCCCGTATACACTATTGCACATTTTTAAAACAGTAGATTTTCCTGTACCTGAAGAAGAATTAATCAGGTTAATCAACGCTCCATTAAATCCTAGATGTTTAATTAATGGCGCACCAAACGCAGTAAAAAACCCAAACGCATGAGGCTCAAAATCAGGTTTGTTGTACACTTGGATAACATGTTTCCATTCTTCTATATTTCCTTTGGAGACAAGCCATTTACAAATAGATTCTGTTTTTGGAGAAGGAGGAGAGTAACGGATATTGGAACAGTTAATCTCTTTATCCCCAAGAATAAATTTGGTATCTTCATCAACCCAGCCAAATTGTGTCCTCATAATCTCGGCCTCATCTTGGGCTTGTTGATTTTTGGTACACTCTATTAGATAGACCATCATGTTATCTAATTGCTTTGGCATCATTACAACACCCTGCGCCGAAAGAATCTTACGCAGTTCTTCTTTACTCGTCATGCAAGCCAGAGGGATTAAAAACTCCCGTACTCCATCTTTAGGGAGTATTAGTTTGGCGAGCGCCATATCTCCTTTTTCTTTATCGTGTAGACGTTTAATTAAGAAAAGATCATTGTGATAGATCAATAAATCATCATCGGCTGGGTCACGGGCTTTTCTGTAGATCCCCCCCTTAGCAGCCCTAAAAAAAGGCATTGGGAGTTTAGGAGGAAGGAAATCTAAAATAGGATCAGTGCCTTCCTGTTCTATAACTTTAAGACCTAAATCTATAGGACTTCTTATTTTCCCAAAATGAGAACAGTCATCACAGACATTGCTGTTAATTCCGTCTATAGTGTCGCATCGATAAGGTTTGTTGATTAAATCAACTGCTTTTTCTTCAGTTTCTTGAGGGTCGTATTCTGGGTGTTTGTCAGATACTGCATGAATAGCAACATCGGAATCTTTACAATTAGCAGCAATAGAAAGAACTGCTCGCCATACGTTATAGTTAACGTCAGCTTGATGTTTTAATGCGTATTCTATTTGAGGACATCCCTTTCCTTTAACGATTTTCTGTACAATTTTAGAAAAGGAATATTGTTGATTATCTTTTTGGCGTGAATCCGTCTCTGCAAATGTATGTCTGTTGGTTGCTTCGGTGGTCCCTATAAGTTTTTTAATTTCTTCAAAATCAGTTTCGGGAGATTCATGTAACACCGATACTTTGGCAGGGGGGCTTGTTTTATAGTTGAATGTGTCTGGTACACGTAATATTCTCGCACTATCCGCCGTAACCGCTGGGTCTGCCTCAAGACCTTTCTCCTTACATAGAATTTTTAACTGTTTAGCAACTGGGTTCCATTCATCTTTTTTTATAGATTCTTTTAGCACCCAGTACACATGGATACCACGCCCACTATCAACAATAGTCGGCGTAGGTAATTTCATCGTTTGACAAAAAGACAGCAATGCTTCCAGCGCATTAGCTTGACTTGGGTAAGGTTTGCTTTCCCCACAATCTAAATCAAGCCAGAAAGACTTCATGTATATTGCGTTTTCTTGGGTTCTTCTTTCGGAATTTGAAAATGAAGAACATGCAAAATATACGTTAAAGTCCCCTTCTAGTAAATCCTCTACCCCTGTTTCAATACCTTCCCATGTATCATAAAAACTTTGTTGTGGACTTACACCATCTTTTAGGCCAACGACACAATAATACCCTTCATCTGGAAGGATCTTTTGTATAAATGTTGGCATAACTAAACCTTTGCATCTTCTCTCTCAAGATATTTTAAGATTTGATCGGTGTGTTTTTCGTTAGGAATCCAACTACCCTCAAACCATTTATAAATAGTTAATTTGGTTACGTTAAATTTTTTTGCAATTGCAGTAACACGTTTATCTTCCGCGATGCAGAACCTCCCTAGTTTTACCCCTGCACTAGAGAAATCTGCATTACGGTTAACGTTTGCTAATTTATTAGAATAACCTCTGTTGTCACTCATTATCGTCCACTTCATCAGAAGAAGGAGCAAACTTACTTAATATGTCGTTTAGGTCTGACTTAGGTTGTTCTTCAGTAGCTTCAACTTTAGCGGCTCTCTTTTTACGAGTTTTAACTTTGGGTTTTTCTTCCACAGGATCTGCAAAAGGATCTTCTTCAACACCAACATCAGCATCGACGGGATTTGTCGCAAAAGGGTTCTCTTCTTTTAGCAAAGTAAAGCCCCCATCTACACTAGAAAAGGGGTTGTACCCCTGACGTTCTGCTAACTGTATAACTTGTACAGCACTTAGCCGTAAGGATACACCCGCCCCTGCTGCCTTGGTGTTGTAGGGTATCAATACACAAGCGATATTAATCATACTTCCGTGGGTCAATTCAAACCCTTCAGGTAGTGGATTAGCTTTTGAATCCATGTGGGAAATGGGGCGTGTAATCTGGTTGTTGTACTGCGCCTTGATCTTTGTATTGAACGTATAAAAATCATCACCTTCATCTTTAAAAGGAGGTTCGAGTTTTTCAGGCCAATTGTTTGTTTTAGTTGCAGCGTAGGCTTGGTGCATTACTTTAAATAATTCACCTGCTTGTTCTCTATTCATGCGAAATTGCAATCTATATTCCGCGCCGTCTTCATGAGCTTCGCAAGGCATTGTCTTCTGTGCCTTCTGGTCAAACCGATATGGTCTGTTAATGCGAGGATACATAGCCTCTACGTCTGTAATTACATATCTTAAAGTTTCATTTTCCATGTTATACCCTTATGAACGTCTAACAGTTATTTTAAATTCCCTAAAAGTATTTAGACCTTTAGGATGGTTGTTTGGATTATCTTCCAGATATCTACGCATATTGGTTTGGTGAATCCTCTTTTCCAACAATTCAAATGCGTCGTGATCCTCGATAAATTTGTACATCCGTTCCCAATCTTCTGTTGAGTAACGTATTTTTTCCTGACGGATAATAGTGCCTGAAGCGGTCTTTACAGATTCTGCTCCTGACTGATTTAATTTTTGGTCGCAGTATCCTTCGAGTGATTCTTTCTCACGCTCCAGATGCTTTATCTTTTTATCTGCCTCTTTATTAATCTTAGTAATTTCGTCACGTATAGCTACAATTGCAGCGGCAACTTGCTCTAATGAATACTCGTCTTTTACCACAGCAGACATAAATTTTCTCCCTAGTATGTTCTCAGTCATTATAGTTTGTCACTATACAGAGTCAAGTGGTTTATCTATAATTTCTTCATATAAATCGAGAAGTTTTATGTGTGCTTCGAGTCGGCCTGATAGCAGCCTATATAACCTTCTTTCTACAGCAGAGCCTTCTATGTTTACCACAGTCATAGCGTTCTTCTGCCCTTTACGATTAATTCGGGCATTGGCCTGTAGATAGGTTTCAATGGATGTAATCGGTGAGTACCAAATTACAGTATTAGCAGCAGTTAAAGTTACACCATGCGCTGCTGCTTGTGGTTGGATTACAAGAACTCTCGGTTCAGGTAGTGTCTGAAAATCCTGAATTAATTTTGTTCGTTTGTTAAGTGTGACATCTCCTGTAATACACTCCGTTACGATTCCTGTTTTATTCAGGAACTCATATAAAATTTCTATGGTGTGTTTAAAGGGAGCAAAAATTAAAACTTTAGCAATTGCTTCGTCAATCACTTCTCTAACAACTTTGAGTCTGTTAGACACATCAAACTGGACTACGTTACCGCTGTTTGAATAAACCGCGCCCCCTGACAACTGCAACAACTTACTCATGTTAACAGCAACATTAGCAGAGGTGACATGTTCATCCCCCGCTTCCATGATAAATTCTTCGCGTAAAATTTTGTAATAATGTTTCTGTTGCAAAGTTAACGGGGCTTCACGATCTACATAAGTTATTTCCGGCAAATCAAGGCATTGTTCTTTAGTGAATCGAATAGCAGGTTGAAGTGTTTTATGTACGATGTCTTGTGCATTGGGTTTAGCGACCCATTTGAATTTAGATATAGGGTACATTACAGAATCTTTGAATCTTGTTTTAGACGGAGTGACGTTATCAGGAACGCATAGTTTCGCTAAACCATGCGCGTCTACCGGAGATTGAGCAGCGGGGGTTCCTGTCATCATCCACATCCATGTAGAAAGATCGACAAGTTTATTAATTAGTTTCCATCGTTTTGTAGTGCAATTTTTATAGGCATTCGCTTCATCAATGATAATCAGATCAAAGCCGCTTGCCGCAATTACTTCTTTAACTACATCAACTCCATCGTAATTAATAATAATGTAATCGTAGTCACCCTCAATAATCTGCTTCCTTTTTTCTTTTGCACCGTATGCAACCCCCACTGATCTATGGGGTGCGAAACTAAATAAATCTGCTGACCATGCACTCTTGATAATAGAGAGGGGACATATAACAAGTACCCTTTCCCGGTAGCTTTCTTCCAATAAATAGTCTGAAGCCCAGATTGCAGCGGCAGTTTTTCCTGTACCCTGTTCATTAAAGCAAAACGCTCTGGGGTTTAATGTCAGAAACTCAGCCGTGGTTTTTTGATGCTCCATAGGGGTATAAACCCCCGACCATTCGTAATCTCTCATAATCGGAGAAGGGATATTTTTCATCTGTAGCCGCGTTAATTGTTGAGCGGTAGATAAATCCCACCCGACAGCCATCGTATAGATGTCGTTATTGATTTGGACAATATCGCTGTTGGGTATCTTGTTTTGAATCTTCTCTGGGTTTCTTGTTCGTAAGATTAATGTATTATCTAGTACCTGCATTTATTTCTTCTTTTTCTTAGTTGTTTTTCTTTTCTTCTTCGGCACGTTTTTCTTTACGCTACCATCCGCATTACGGCTAAAAGACCGATTCTTGCTAGGGGATACACTTCGCAAATTGCTCTTTTTATTCGTACCACCTTTTGATAAAGGCTTCTTGTGATCAATATCTTCCCCTTTGACATCCGTACCATCTCTTTTAGCTCTATATCTAGCCCTCTCTCTAGCGTTTCGCCTTAGTCTTTCTTTTTCGCCCCTTGCTTTTTGTTGTTTGTATTCTTTTTTGTACGGTCTTTTTTTGTTTACGTATGGCATTTTTCTTCGTACCTCTCGCTTTATCAAGAGCAACAGCAATTGCTTGTTGTCGCGGTGTTCCCGACCTAATCAATTCTGCAATATTTGCTTTAACAATTTTATCAGTTTTCCCTTCTTTAAGTGGCATATTTTATCCCCTTCCGTTTAATTCACAGTCTGTCACAGGGCAAAATCTATAACAAGAAAAATTAGATTTTGGGTTCCATGTACCTGATTCAAAACATAAATTTAACAGGCTAATATCCTTATCCCAAGACTCCCAATAATCTTCCTCTCGTTCCTTGTAAAATTTAGACTCAATGAGCTTCCCTACGACCACAAACATTAGGCCACCTTTTACCGTTTTAACTTCAGGGAAGTGCTTAAATAAAGCTAAAGATAATATTTCCAACTGTTTTGTATCGGCGTACCGGGTTGATTTCCCTGTCTTATAATCAACTAATAAGGCAGTCTTACCATCTATTGCTATAAAATCAGCAATTCCACGCCACCACGCTTCAGGATCAAAAAATCCACAGGGTTCTAGATCCACAGTTAACGCCATTTTTAATTCGTAATGTTTATCCCCTGCTGTGTTCATTAAAGTATCTACAAAAGGTTGTATAAACTTATANCGTTCTGGAATCTCTGTCCCATCCCGACCATATTCTTCAGCCGCTTTATGTACTTCTTTGCCGTAAATCAGATGATCCTGTGCCTCTTCTTTTATATTTTTAAGAATTTTAGTTCGATGGAATTTACGAGGGCATTGTTTGAACAAAGACAACCCAGAGTACGACCAAGTAAAGTTACCCATATTTTGTTTGCTCCAGTGCTTTGCGAAGTATAGTTGACATCGCAGCGCCAGCAACAATTGACGGGGCAAGTTGATACTTTTCGTATGCGTCCTCGACTGCCTTTTTATACAAGTCCCTCTCAGCCGTTATCTGCAACAGGTTCTTCTGAAGTTTACGGATCCGTTTGCGCGAGTCAGCGGACTCTGGTCTCTCCGACATGGTTAATCTCCATTATTTGTTGTTCTGATTACTGTCTCGCGCCGTGCGCAACACTTTGCACACAACGAAGTAAGAGGAGTGAACGGGGAGCATTCTTCGTCCTTGTTGAGAACACCAAGAAAGGTATCCTCTCCGAGAGCGAATTTCTCACCGCATTGGTCGCACGTTTCCGTCTTTGTCTGCATTGTCTGTAATCTCCCTGTTTGAATAAAGATATCCCACTGTATGACCAAGTAAAATTACTCATAAGTAAAAAATCCCCATTGGTACTGTGGGTATTTCCCAAATGCAGCTACAACAGATGGGAACGGGGCTGAATTTTTATGACCGTCAAATTTTAACCGCCCTCTTAAAAACCAAACTGTACTCGCTTTCATAACATAGTCGTGCCACCATCTTGTATCTGTTCTGGAAGGCAATAAACAAACCACGGTTGCCTCTCCTGTACTTGCAGATTCATACGCTTTTTTTACCCACTTTGTTATTTCTCTACCATATGGAGGGTTCATGAAACAGTACCCTCTCCATGTTTTTAATAACGCATCATCCTCAATAGAATAATATCGTTTGCACTTTGCATTTGAAGCATCGGCGCAAACATCCAAATCAAATTTAAATTTCTCATTTAATTTGTCAAAAAAATCTTGGGGGGTAGCCCAATCGTCCCGTCTGGACATGAAATGTACTGATTCATTCATCTTCCTTACCCACACTCTCCGTAGCTTTTGCCCACCCCGCTTTCACAGTCCAATGGCAATCCCTTCGCCCACACCGGGCTTGTTCGCATAATGGTTTCAATAAACTCCTGTGCTTCTTGTACCTCTTCTTCCTTAACCACACATACCAATGAGTCATGCACTGTCAGTGCAATTTTGTATTTTTGTACAATCTTCACCATCTGCCATGAAATAATGCACCGAGCTAACGCTTGGCAGACATTCTCAATCACCTTACCCCCATAAATTTTAGTTCTGGAGTTTCTTGATATGTAAGAATAGTTATCTTCCTGATCGAGTGCCAACTGTGGGTAAGTTAGCAACATCCCATTCGGTAGGTAGAATCCTCCCTCATCAAGNCGAATGGCTTTCGGATGTTTACCTAACTGACAAGATTGATTGCGATGTAACGCATTAAGACAACGGTTGGCTTGTCGCCATAGGGCAGGGATATGGTCGTATGTTTTACGATAGATAGCTATGATATTTTTTGCTTCTTCAGCATCGATATCTACGTTGAAGCCAGCGAGCTGGTTTTTAAATTTTTCATGCCCCATCCCATAGCCACTTCCCAAGATAACTGACTTACCTACAAATCGTTCGTTCTTGGTAATTTCTTCTTGGGGCTTACCATAAATCTGGGAAGCCATAATCTTGTAAACATCTTCGTCATTGGCGAATGCGTTAACCAAATCATATTGTCCTGACAGCCAAGCCAAAGTTCGCGCTTCTATTTGAGAGGAGTCTGCATCAATTAATACATATCCATCAGGCGCAAGGATAGACTGCTTGATTGTGTTACTACCACGCGAAGGTAGGTTCTGCATGTTCAGTTTGTCACTACCGCCCCATCGGCCAGTGTGCGCGGCGTAGTAGCGTAAAGGCACGGGTAAAACCCCCGCTCTTTTTGCAATGCCAAGAAGTCTTTGAGTACGGGTTTCTTCTAACGTGGACTTCACTCCAATTCGTGCAGCAACCAAGGTTTGCACCGCTAGATTAGGGTGTTCTAGCAATTCGGTCATACCTTTATCACTTTTAGAAAAGGCAAAAGTTGTTTTATTCGTTCTTGGAGATATTTTGGTGGGGGGTTCTACCCCTAATGATTTAAGACACTCTGCGAATTTGGGATTAGACTGTAATACTTCAGAATTTGATTTCGCGGCCCGCATCAATTTTTCTTTTTCTGACACTACAGAATCAAGATGCTGTTCTAACATGGGGACATTCAGCTCCAATACAGGTTCTGTGAACATCTTCATGGTAGTGCTGACTACTTCTAACTCTTCCGCGTTAAACCGCTTTGCGTAGATGCAGAATAATTTGAATGTAAGGTCTACATCGTTTATGCAATAGCGTCCGTACCTATGTAGTTCTTGTTCTGAAAAATCCCGTAATTGTTTCCCTAAAGCATTAAGGACTTCTGTTCCTTTCTCTCCAATACCATATCGTTCACTACAGAATTTAAGGGAGTGTTTAGCGTTAACCCCATCGATTGCCCTAGACATAGATAAAGTGTCTGCAATAATTTTAGGTTTGACCCCATACCGCCAAGACAAGATAGCCGCATCGAACATTGCGTTGTGGGCGATAAGAATAGTATTGCCCCAATCAACCTCGGCTAAATGATGTTTTATTGCACCAGAATAATTAGCAAACCACTCAGCCTTGCCATCATTAATCTTGATAGCAACCCCAATGGCTTCAAATCTATAGTCCCGTATGTACTCTTCAGTAGTCAGTTTAGACAAAGAGTATTCTTTGCTATAAAAAGTTTCAAAATCTAGTGTAACTAAATCCATGCCCGTACCCCATGCACTACACCTTACC